TGCCCCACATTGTCCCTTTAAGCGGTGTATTATCAGAAGTACATAGAAAATCTCCGTTTTCATCTACAAGGAAATCATTATTTTCGTCAAGTAGCTTAAACGTTAAATCCGTTTCATTGCCTACCGTTACCGTCAACGGCGTATCAAAACGCACATACTCGACGTTGCCATAAGTAATTACACCGTTTGAATCGCAAGGCTTCACAACACGGCTTCTCATCTCTCCGTTACGCATCATTACATAAGCCGTATAGGATTCTAAGTCGCTAAAGAACACGCTCGAATCTAAACGCATTCCCTCAAAGCCTGTACCGCCTATATTGCTATAAAAAGTTTTAAGCCTGCCACTTTGCCGTAAAGTCTGATAACTTGGGTCATAAATACCTATTACATCACCAATCATTATATCGGCGGAATCTAAGCCTGCCACAAATGACACCGTTTGATATTGATTCTTTTGAGTATCAAGCAACCATGCTCCTTGCCGTCTAGCCTGCCCTTCAGACGTGCAACCAAAGGCGGATATGCTAGCCACCTGATACCCATATAAAGCTATTAAATCGGGGTCTTCTACCGTTACTACCGATTGCTCATACAACTTGTCGGGGTCGTTCCAACGCACCTGTGCAACGCTTGTAGTGGTATCAACGCTTGCGGTTGAATACTGAAATGTAACGCCGTTATCGTTCAATACGTTCGCTTGTGAAAATATAGCAACTATATCTTTTGGTTTATCCATTGTAAGGATTATCACGTCATTGACGCTATACACCGCCCCATTAAAAGAGGATGCCACTTTATTGACGGTATCAAAAAAGCTCTCATTGTTTGCGAACCAATAGTTAAACGTGAATCGTGGCTCTAAGGCTTTACGCCCTGCCACTGGCACAAGTTCATCGCAATACTTGGCACATTCATAAAAGCTGTATTTATCCACTTGTGAGGCACTAATAAAACTCCCCCCACCGTATCGCTGACTTGTTAGAATGTCATACAATACCCATACTGGGTTATTCGTCCAAGTCGTTTGAAACGTACCGTCCCAATAGCCTAACGGCTCATCATAAAGTCGTGTTATAGGGTCGTATGTCGTCGGTATTTTAACTTCTACACCGTCAATTAAATAAGCTCTTTTAGGGAGGTTATTGCCAAATAAAGACGCATCAATCTTTAAGCCTACCGCCGCTCGGTTTGCATAGGTGAGCTTGGTTTCTACTCCTACGGCGTATGAAGTCCAATATAAATCATTTTGAACGTTGCTACTGGTACTATCGGCTGAAACTCGTGTAACTTTTAAGTCCCAAATGCCTGTGTTAGTTGCTTTTGGCAGTATCACTAAATACTCACGTTCATAGGTGGATGTTGTACGCCCTGCAATGACGGTATTTTTGTTAATAAGCTCAAACATCTCAACAACGCTCCAACCTGCTGGAGACGTGATTCGATACTGTCCCTGCGTCAAGCCTATAATCTCATCGTCAAGCGTATAAATTAAGCCGTACTGGTCTTTTGTGGGGACACCGTCCTCTTCCATTTTAAAGTTTTGAAATATGAAGTTCTGCGTCCCATTATAGCCTTGTGTTGCATTAAATACGGTGTAAGCACTCGGTGTTACACTATACGCCTCGTTGACAACTGAACCGCTAGGCAATAACTGATACTGCACTGTTGGCGTTTCCACGTTGTCTAAAAAGTAGTCTTGGCTAGGATTGTTCACTTGACGGCGTAAGACAATTCTAAAACCCCTTGCAGTGGAGGATGTCAACCATTGACCGCCTGTTTGGTTGATGCGTTGCCATACACGCCCATATTGCTGATACCCTGTTTCGTTTTCGTCTACTTCGATTTTAAAAAATATCTCCGCTGGAAATAAGTCCCCTGTGTTTAAATCCTGAACCTGCAAAGCTGGCACGGCTACTTTGACACGCACATAATCCGCATCGGGGTTTATAATCCGTCTTATAACTGGGGTTGCCTGTTCTACCTTTACCCCTACCTGCTCGACGGTTTCCACGCCTCCAAAACCTTGAATCTCTGTTTGATCGCTTGTGCCTAGGCGTGCGTCTAATTCTACACCTTCAAAGTTAAATGTGCCGTTTTTATTTTGCAAAGGCGTATCATTAAAATAAACACTTTGTAAGCCATTTACAAGCCCTTTTACTTGCCCCTCTGATACAACCTCAAGGATTCGTGCCACGTTGTTGGCTTGCAACGTGATAGGAGCTTGCGTTGGTGTTCGTGATTGTTGCTTACTTGACCCACCCCCCATTACAATACCTCTTCTGTTAATATCGACTGACTGACGACGTTAGAACCTGCTAAAAACGTACCATAAAGCACTGGGACGGCTATTCCTTTAGCTGTTCTATTTGTAGCACTGGTGAACAAGGTACTCTGCCGATTCACTGGGTCATCTCCTTGTGATAAATCCCCACTTCTTGGTGTGCTTGTAAACAACTGTATAATCCCACCTACAACTGCTACCGCTCCTGATACGATTAAACCTGTTCCTACCGTTGCTAATGTAGCCCCTGAAATCCCCAATAATCCACCTGTTGCAAACGTTAAAGCTACTCCTATACCAATTAAAGCAATGCCTGTAATAATGCCTAAGGCACGCCCTGCGAATATCCCCTCAATAGGCACTAAGTGAATTGTATCCACACCACTAGGCAATGCTAAATCAAAGCGTGAATCCTCTGAAAGCAAATCACTACGCCCTTCACTCGTTAAACTAAAACGATACATTCCACGTCGTAAGACTTGACGCAAGCCTTGAAACGAACGCAATAAAAACGATACCGCTTGCTGTGCCGTATCCACGTTTATTAGGAGTTCACTCTGACCGACTACTTGTTTAAGTTTCCCATGAAGAATAAGTTTAATACGCATTGCATCGCCTCCTACTCCATTATAACCCTTAATCGCATGTGCAAGCGTTCCATTGTGGCGTGGATAGGCGTTTCTCTACTTGTGCCGTTGATCGGGTGATGCAACATTAAACCATTACCAATATAAACCCCTGCGTGTTCCCCTTGCCTACCTACACGCACCACAAGAATATCCCCTATCTCTAAAGGCTCATCATGTCTTTTAATCTCGCAAATCCCTTGATGAAGAGCTGAATAATAGTAAGCGTCTTTCTCATAATAATCTCTTGGAATAATCGGGAACTCATAACCTGTATTGATTCTATGCCAATCCGATATAACGGCGAAACAATCGCCTCTACCGTCGCTCCCATAATCACCCCACCGATATAAACGCCCTAGTAAACTTTGCTCCGTTGCTTTGATACTTGAATGCCAAAACGTCGGATTTACCACATCGGCTTGTGTACTATAATTCATAACCCCTTGCGGTTTATCACTACTTGTCATTGCTTGCATATCCAGTTTAGAGGGTATCAAAGGCTCGTATGAACGCATTGGGTGAGTATGTAAATAAGCCTCCGCCCCCTGAATCATAGACGCATCTACAAAGGATTCATTGCCTACTTTGACTAAATGAAAGACGTTATCAAGCATGATGAATAAATGCTCGTTTTTTAAATCCTCTTCACGGCGTGCTTGTAACTGATTCTCTACTTGTGCCTTATGCTCTGCGGTGAACGTAAACATCTCTAAGCCTCGCTAAAGTTAGGAAACCCATTAAAGGGTAACGCTGTTCTGAAACGCAACTCACAACCTGTTACGGTCTTACTGCAACGGTCTAAAGACTGCCCTACACCTTGGTTAAACTCATTAAAGTATTGCGTCCCTGCATAGGGGCATGGATTAACGCTTGAAATATCAAAACTACTGGTCGTGGCGTTCCACTTCCTATAAATCAAATTGCAATAATTCACCATTTGGTTTTTCGGGAATTGTTGACGATTCGCAAGCTCTAAAGCCGTAACAAGCTCGAACTCTACATATACCGCCGTTTGCCGTGTCATCTGATTGATATAATACTTGTCATAGTTTACGAAATCCGTCGTGATGTTAGGATTCTCATCATCTAACTCGCTACGTCTAACACGGATTCTAATAAAAGAGCAATTCTGCAACCCCCGATACTGGTTAATACCGCCCACTAGCAACGCCTGCAAGTTAGACAACCCCACCGTTGGACGTGGAGCTTTCCCACTACTCATCTGAAAGCCTTGAGCCTCAATAGGAAACGGCGTGTAAGTGTTGCCATTGAAGACAACCTCGTTTCTTGATTCATCCACAATAGGCGTTAAGTAAATTACACCACCACCATATAACGCCGTGTCAATCTGATAAAGGGTTACGATTGAACCCATGCTTGCTAATGTTGCATCAAGCAAGGTCGAACACCTCCCTCAATGTAAACGTTACATCCCATAACGTGGCTTGGTTGCCTACCACACTTACTGGCTCTTGACACACCCATAAACGAGTGCTTACTTCACTTGGTAAAGTATAGTAGAACGCATCCCATCCCCCCCGTGCGGTTAGAAAGTCAAGGAGCGTATTTTTTTCGGCTGTTGTCAATACGCTACACGTTAGAGAGACTGTTTTAATCACGGTATTAATGCCGTCGGCTACACGTTGCTCATAACCATCTCCAAAACGTGCGGTTTGCACTCTAAAAGACGTTTGTTCTTGATAGCCACTTTGGCTAGGCGTTACTGGCAATGTAAGCGTTAAAGGCATTAAGCGAACCCTCTTTGTAGCATCCCACCTTGACGCATTTCATCTTGTAGCACTTTACGGATTTTAACCTCCATTGCCTGCATTAACTCCTTGCCTGCTTGCAATACGTCCTTACCGTCGTCCTTGCCTCCTTGCGTGTTAATCGTCATGTTGTTGACAATCGTAACATTTCCACCGCTTGACGGATTCTTCATCGCATGGCTTGGCATTATATTACCACTTGTTCGGGGAACAAATAATTCTCTACCACTTTCTCCCACCATATAGGGAACGCCTGCACTAACTGCTCCGCCGCCTGCCCTTGCGGGCGTGGCTTTAGCGGAGATAACATCTACATTAAGGCTTTTTCCTATTTGGTCAAACTTGCCTGCAAACTTACCTCCAAAATCAGACGCATTCGCTCCCCCTGTCATGTGAGAACCTACAAAGCCTGTGATGAGCTGAAGGGTGTATACCTTAATCAATGCTACTGCCACTTGACGCAATAGCCCTACCATAATCTCTTTAAATGATGCCGTGCCGTTTATCATCTGTGTAACGGTATTATCCCACGCCGTTGTTAAAGCACTGCGGATGTCTTCGCCTGCTTGCTTGCTTCGTGCTACCATTTCATCCGTTTGCGTCTTAAACTCGTTTACCCTTGCTTCGGCTTCGGCTTGTGCCTTTGCCTGTGCCTCTGCGTCTGACGTGCTTAATCCCGAACCTTGCATAAGCTCACGCTTGCGTGTTTCTATTTCAAGCTCACGCCGTTTTAGTTCTAATGCCTTTTCTCCCCCTGCTAAAAACGCATCCCTTAATTGTTTGTTTTTCTCTTCTTCAAAGTTTAAATCCGTTTGAAGTTGTTGCATTTTAACGTTGTATTCAAGCGTTTTCTTCTGAAGCTCAATAGCCTTATTATCCGCTACAATCTTTTGAGCGATCAACTCAAGGTTTTTCTTCCCTTTGCCGTAATAATCGCCCATAAGCTCGACGTATTGCTTCATTCCTTCGTTTTGTAGCAGTTGATTCTCATAAGCTGTTACACCGCCAACTTGGAGAGCCTGCTGTGCTGATCGCAAGCCTGCAAGCTCCATGCTCGCATCTCGTGCCTTGTCTTTCAAGCCCTGCAACGCTTCGGCG